CGTTGTTGGTGGAGAAGAAATAGATCCACCCCAGTTTGGAACTGTTTTTATCACAATAAAACCACAAAATGGTGAATTTGTATCAGATTTTGACAAGGAAAGAATATTATCAGATTTAAAAAATTATTCTCTAACAGGAATAAATCAAAAAATAGTTGATCTTAAGATTCTTCATATAGAATTAGAATCCTTCATTTATTATAATTCATCAAAAGTTAAGAATATAAATGGATTAAAAACAAATGTCATTAATGGACTAACAGAATACTCTAAGTCTACAGAAATTAATAAATTTGGTGGTAGATTCAAATATAGTAAAGTTTTGAGTGTAATTGATAATATAGAAGATTCTATAACTTCAAACATAACAAGAGTAAGAATTAGAAGAAATTTAAATGCTCTTATTAATCAATTTGCACAATATGAACTTTGTTTTGGTAATCAATTCAATGTTAAACCAGAAGGTTTAAATATTAAAAGCACTGGATTCACAATTTCTGGAGTGTCATCGATAGTATATCTTACAGACACACCAAATACTGATAAGAAAACAGGAATAGTTTCTATTGTTAGAAGAGATATTGTTGATGGTGAAAAAATAGTTATTGTTGAAAATGCAGGAACTGTTGATTATATAAAAGGTGAAATTAATTTAACAACTATCAATATAACATCGACTGTTAAACCAAATAATGTTATAGAGGTTCAAGCATTTCCAGAATCAAATGATGTCATAGGACTTCAGGATTTATATTTGAAATTTAACATCGCTGAGAGTACGATAAATATGGTTAAGGACACCATTTCATCGGGAGATCAGATATCTGGTGTTGGGTTTAAAGTTACTTCAAGTTACACAAACGGAGAGTTAGTAAGAGGATTATGATAAGTACGGGTATTGATAAAAGAGTTAAAGTTCATCAAATAATTGAAAATCAACTTCCAGAGTTTGTATTATCTGAAAGTCCAAAAACTGTAGACTTTTTAAAGCAATATTATATTTCTCAGGAGTATACTGGTGGTCCTATAGATTTAGTAGATAATCTTGATCAATATTTAAAATTAGATAACTTAACTCCAGAAGTTATTCAAGGAGTAACAACCTTAGAATCTAATGTTACTTCTACTGATACTACAATTTCAGTTAAAACCACAAAAGGATTTCCAAATGAGTATGGGTTATTAAGAATAGGAAGTGAAGTTATAAGTTATACTGGAATAACAACAAATACTTTTACTGGTTGTCAACGTGGATTTAGTGGAATAACATCATATAGAGATAGTAATAATCCATCAGAATTAATTTTTTCAGACTCATCTGCAGTATCTCATGTTAGTGCATCTAATGTAGATAATTTAAGTGCATTATTCTTACAAGAATTTTATAAAAAGTTAAAGAAATCTTTTACACCTGGATTAGAGAATTCTGATTTTGTATCAGATTTAGATGTAAATAATTTTATAAAAGAGGCAAGAACATTTTATGAATCAAAAGGTACAGAAGAATCCTTTAGAATTTTATTTAATGTTTTATATGGAGTAACTCCAAAAGTAATTGATCTTGAAAAATACTTAGTAAAACCATCCTCTGCAAAATATATAAGACGTGAAAGAATAGTAGCAGAAAGATTATCTGGGGATCCTTTAAAGTTACAAGGACAAACAATAACTCGATCAACTGATTCACAAACTACAGCTTCAATTTCTGAAGTTGAAGTATTGACTGGAATAGTTGGATTAACTACTATAAGTGATTATTATACTTTAGATATTTTTGTTGGATATAATGAT